GAGCATAGCGAAGTACCGCCAGTTCTGGATTGCTTGACCGAAAGACAGAGGCATGTTCTGCCCAAAGTACTTGCTGATCTCTTCCTCGGCTGCTTCGATTTCAAAAGTATTCTTGGCGTTTGCGAGGTTGTTCATCAGTTCGGGAGGGATGCGGAACGGCTGCATTTTGCCGCTTGCGATCTCGTCTGCATATTGCACGTTCAGCTTTTCCTCGACCTTTTCCATGTAATACGCTGCGCCGGCGGCACCCATCTTCTTGAGCATTCTGAACGCCTGTACTGCGCGACCGCTTTCGGTACCGGCAATGCAAAGGCTGCTGATGATGTCGAGCTGAGCGTTCCAGTCGCCACGCGCAGATGCTTCCGCGAGAAGCTGCATGCCCTCGGCAATGGTCTGGTCATTGATCTTGCCGGCCAAGACCTTTGCCTTGAAAAGCTCCTGTGCCTTGCCTACGCCGCCTGCATTGATGATGCCGCCAGTAGCTTTGTCCTGCAACTCTGCATTCGTCTGCGGTGTGTAGGTTCCAAGCCCGTCATCGATGATCGCGTCTTGGAAATCCTGCACGTTCTGGCTGTCCAGTTGCGGAGATTCGCCAAATGTACGCAGCACCTTGCTCGTCGCGTTGTCTCCGTCCGTGGACAGAGGAACATTCGCTTCACGAACACGCGGTTGCATGCCCTGTTCGTGTACACCGTAGCGCGAGCCGAGGTCGTCCCAAGAGATGCCAGTGGAGTATTCGGATGCGTCTGCGTCCGAAGCGAAGTAGCCGTCCCAAGTGTTTAGAACACGATGCTCCCTTGAAGACGCTTGTACTCCTCCATAGTTACCGGAGGTTGATGAACCATTTCCCTGTACTGATTGTACCGTTCCAGCCGCTCCTCGTCGGTCATCCTCGAGATCGCTTTGAACGCTTCCAGCTCCTCCTCGCGGCGTTGCTGATCTCTTAACCTGCGACTCTCTAAGATTTCTGGACTTAATTGCCGCATCAAGAATCACCCTTTCGTCTGCATTGATATCACCACTATCGGCTTTTTTTTGCAGATTGTCAAGGCTTACAAGACCAAGTTTTTCGATTGCGTCAGTAATGATGGCAGAGCCATCATAATTTTCTCCAATGACAAACGGGGGAATTTTCGAATGCAAAGATGCCGCTTCGTCAGCAAGATAATCTGCGTCAATTTGGTCGGGATAAAGAAGCGTATCGACATATCCGCGACCCGTTGTTCTCGCTTCGGTTTCTCCGAGATCGTCCTCGTAGACAGCGCGTGCTGCATTGTCGTCAGCTAATACTTTTCGAATGTCTACTGCGGCCTTGTGAATTGCGTCATCCTTTGACAGTTCGCCAGATGCAACGAGGGATGCGGTTTTCTTGAGAGCCTCGATGCTTAGATAGTTTTTGGCGTAATCAATGTTTGCGCCTGTTGCAATCCTGTTTCCCTTTTGATTCTCGATGTATTGCACTGCATGTTGAAGCTCGTGCATGAAAGACTCTATAAACTTTACACCATCTCTGGAAACACTGCTGTTCTCGTTAAGAGAAATGATGTTGAGTTTTCCGTCAAACTCGCCGTGGATTCGATTGTCCTCGTTGAATCCATACACAACGCGGACGTTTTGCAACTCTGGATAAATTGCGAACAATGTGGGATGAGTGAGAACATCTGATAGCTTATGCCCAACCTCCGTCTTTTTGATCCCTTTTCTGCTCTTAATCAAATTAACATTGATGTCGGCATCTTCGTCTGACAAGTAAAAACGTTCAAATCCGTCAGATCCATCGAACTTGTAGATGTCGTACCCGAGGGCAGCTGCACGAGTCGCGCCAAGGGTTGACCCGATCATGTACTCCCGCACATCCTTGCTCGGCTTCACGCCTGCATTGTGCAGAGCCATTGCATACAGACGCTCGACTTGACGGAGGTCGTCTGCTGCGCGGTCGCCAGTGGTGCCAATGCCGAGGCGGTGCAGCCAGTAACGCACTTGGTTCAGCATGCGCGATACGACGTTTGCGTTTGTTTTGGCGAGAGCGTTGATAGCGGCTTCATCCGTGAACAGATGACCCTCTGCGAACGATGCAACAAACTCGTGCTTGATGATCTCGTCGGTGGTGCTGTCGCCCTGTGCTGCACGTGCTTTGCGGACTTCCTCTGCAAACGCGTTGTACTGATCCTCGAAGGTCGGGAAGCGTTCGCTTGCAACAAAGGAGTCTTTGGCGTACTGCTCGACGAATCTTGCGAGACTGTTATAGTACCGCTTGCTCGTTTCGAGCGAGTGCGTCAGCTCGTGCTTGAACACGATGAGTTCGGGACTGTCCCCGTTAGAAAGCTGCTTGCGATTGATGTGCAGGATTCCGTCGCCATCATAACGACCATTTACGCCATCGGGCAGATCCTCTACAACAACAGTTCTGCCGAGCTTGTTGCCGAGTTCCGTGATGCGGGTGATGGCATCGTCGTCAAGTTCGACATACTGCGGGGCTTCGACGGTAGGCTGCTGCGTTGGTGGTTCCTGTGTCTGTTCTGCCGCTTGCGTCTGCTCCTGCTGTGCTGCCTGTGCTTCCGCAATGCCAGCCTCGTATGCTTGACGATTCTTTTGGCGAACACGGCGAATCTTTGCGCGGACTTGATCTGCCGTTCCTGCGGTTGCAGCGAGTGCAGCATCTGCCTGTGCGAGGTTGCTATAGGCAAGAGCCGCGTCGTCGGATGCTGCATCCATCTCGTCGAACATTCCCTCGTAGAAGGTGTCGGAACGGTATGCAGTGTCAAACTTGGTGTACACATCCTGCAACCTGCGTTCTGCGTTGCTGCGCTCGATCTGTGCTGCGGACATGCCGCGAATGGCAGCAATGTCGGGGAGGAAGGTATTGTAGAGGGCAACGTTATGCGCGTCGAGCTTTGCCTGCGCTTTCTCGATGGCTGCACGGTGCTGTGCCGTGGTTTCCTTGTATCCGCTCTGCAGCTCGGACAGCTTGTTCTCTGCCTGTGCGCGTTCGGTCGCAAGCTCGGACTCAGCGACACGCAGTGCCTCCATCAGCTTGCCAAGCTCCTTTGCCGAGTCGGGAGTGAGCTGCTGTGTTCCATCGTAAATGGCGGCAATCTGCGAACGAATCGCCTCAACAGCATCGACCTTGAGCTGCACTTCGGAGTTGATCTTCTCTTGCGCAGTTGCGTAGTTCTGCTTCGAGGACTCAAGCTGACGGGAGTGGCTTACGAGGTCTCGCTGCACGGACTGGAAGTCGTCGTAGGTGAGCCATTCGTTCGACTCGCTGTACCGTTCATACTGCTTCTGCGACATGGACTCGACCTGCACAGATGCATGCATGATGTCAAAGAAGTCAGAATCGTAGCCATGTTCGTTCATGTGCTCTGCGACGATGTTCGATGCATTGTAGCTGCCTGCGTTCATGCCTGCGCCAATGAAGCCGATGACAGCACCCATCATGCCGCTTTCGATCATTTCGCCAAAATCGAATTGTGCGTCCTCGTTGTAAGTGCATCGCTGCATGAAGGACGACATCGCATAGGACGCGGATTCCTCGCCGAACTCGCCGAGAGCACTTGCCGCCATGTGGATCATGCGAGCCTTTTTGTCGAGCCCTGCGGTAGAGAAACCTTTGCCGCCTTTCATGACGGTCTTTGCAAGGTTGTTTGAGCCGAGAGCTTTGGACGCCCACATGTCCATGTTGAGCTTTTCAACGGCACCTTCAAAAGTACCCGCGACAGTCGCATACACGGTTGCGTCCTTGCGGGTTGCGCCAGACGCCATTGCTTCATTATAATAGCTGCCCATTGCATTCGCAATGAAGGGCGTGTTTGCAGCGACAGTACCAGCAATAGTGTTTGCGATGCCCTTGTTGAAAAGTTTCGTCGCGCCCGTGACGGCTTTCTTGCCGACGCCGCCAAGCGTACTCATGCGAATAAGCTCATTTGCGATGGTGGTGCCTGCATTCAGCAGCTTGAAGCCGATGCTCTGGTCAGACTTGCCATAGCTTGCAGACCACTGATATGCCTGTGCAAGCGTTTCGGTGATCTCCCACTGGTCGCGTGTGCTTCCGATGCCTGCGAGCATGTCCACTACACCAACTGTGCCGGATGCGAGACCAAGCGCGAGGTTCTGCAACCAACGGCCGCCTACATAGTCAGCCGCAACCTCTGCAGCGTTCTTGTCGATCTCGTCGTTGACCATCTTGGTCTCGGAGAAGTTCTGAACGAGTGCGGCTTGATCTTCCGCAGAGATTGCATCCCACGCAATTCCCTTGGATTCGTAGTAGTTTCGAGTAGCGGTTTCGTCGTCAAGAATATCGTCCCAACCCATACGGCGAAGCATCTGGTCGTACTCGAAGTTGGTGATCTTGCCCTGTGCAGCTACGCGGTACTGCTCTGCATAACGCTTTCGGTTCATGCGGTCAGCTTCATCCGTAGCCTGCCGCACAACTTCCATCAAGCCAGATGCGCCTTGCTGCTGAATACCGTCTCCGAGGATCAGCGCGTTTGCGTTAATGACACCCGCAGCAACATCTTCAATGAACTTCGGAGCGGCACCTGCGGCTGCAAGCTGCATTACTGCGGCTTCTACACTGTCAGACGAAACGAGGCCGTTCTCGTCAAAGTCAAGGGAAGACTCGAAGATGGTATACATCTTGTCGTAGTCCATGTCGATGTTTTGGCTTGCCTTGTAGTCCTCTTCCATCTGTTTCCCGTAGGTATCGAAAAGCTCGTCGCCTTTGAACAGTTGGCCGATAGACACAGCCTTAATCGCGCCGTCGCCGGAAACGTCTTCGTCAGTAACTTTGATGATGCGAGGTTCTTTGAAAGCATCCTTGATTGCCTGCTGAGTTTCAGCATCATAGTTCTTGTCGAGAAGGGCGTTCTTTGCCTTGCGCAGAATACTCTTGGAAACGCCGCCGTCTCGCAGATCACGAATGATCTGAGCAGGATCGGCATCGGACGGGCGAGAGTTCAAATACTCGGTGAGTGCGGTTTCATCGGTGATGTCAGCGTACATAGCGACGACCTGTTCTTCGTGTGCCGCATCGAAGTAATCACCAACAGTGCCAAAGGTTTTCGCAACCGCTGCGTCTGCGGTCTTTTGCGTGTACACCTCTTTTGCATGCTCATCGAAGAACGCAATGAAATCGTCATAAGACGGATCGATGCGGTATGGATCGTCGGCAGCAGCTTTCTTAGCGTTCTGCTTAGCTTCCCATGCCATTTGTTCCTCTTGGGTTCTGCCGAAAGACCAATAGGGGTCGGCTTTGAATGTGTCATCTTCGCCGTCGGGCTGCACCCAAGAGCGAATGTCTGCCCACTCATCGCCATTGATGAAGTTGTAGTAAGCCTTTTCCCAAAGCTCTCTGCCTTTGGCTTTGGTGCCGTCTGCCTGCGTGTACAGCGTGTCGTCGTTCTTGATGCCGTTGACAAGAAGGTTGTCGATGGCGTTGTTGGACGCTGCGGCATAGAACTGGTTTACTCGGTTTTCCTTTCCGAGGTGATCCGCGTACATATAGGCGTAGCTGTCGATCTCTGAGGACGGGGGCAAGCCCATCGAGAAGTACATTTCATCCTTGTACGACAGGAAGTTGCCGTTCTTGTCCTTGTACTTCGCTTCCTCCTTGACGGGCATCTGGCCTGCGATCTTGCGCTGCAGGTCTTCGGGGGAGTTGGTGTACGTCCAGTGCTTCTGCGCCTGCGATTTGATGTAGGAGGATTCCTCCTTGTCGGGCTGATAATACTGCCCGTCGCCGTACCAAGTGTAGTATTCTTCAAGGTACTGGTTCAGATATTTGGACGACGGCAGCCCCAAGTCAAGAAGCTGCCTGTCCCAATCGTTGTTTTTGTAGCCCTGTTGGAAAGAGCGCGGCATATAGCCTTGCGACTTATTGAGCTGATCCTCGTCGTCGTAGGCATAATAACCATCAAAGCTCTGCACATAGCGATTTCTGATCCAGTCGATTGCTTTCTGCCCGATGGTGTACTGCTTGTCCTTGGTGGTGATGGTGTAGGTCTGCTCGGATTTGTCGGGGGTGGAAACGCCGTAGGAGGAAACAGAAGATACCTTCTGTGCCGTCTCGCGTTTTCCCGTCAAAGGATTAAGAAAAGTGATTTCAGCCATCGTTAATCCTCTCTGTTATCTATACTGACTATAAGAAGTTCCGCCGCCCGTTTTAGCGGTTGTTTGTTTCTTCGCCTGCAGTGCCTTTTTGGCATTTTCAATGTCACGGATATCCTTCTTCTCGAACACAGTATCGAAAGCTCTTTGGTCGCCAATCATGATGTGACCATTTTCGATCCTTGCGCCTGCAGTATCATAGGCGTTTGCTGCGGCAGAAACATCACCAACGACTTTCCACTGACCCGTTGCAGTATCATAGTAAGCATCCCAAGTCGAGGTCGGAGGATTGCTGCCACCGCTACCTCTTCCGCTACTGCCGCCGCCAGAAGAAGGAGCTCTCTTGTATGCTTCAAGTGCTCGCTGATACGCAAGCTCTTCGAGGGCAAGCCGCCCAGATGCGTTCCACTTGTCAACCTCAAGCTGATTCTGGCGATTGTTGAAATCGACGTTCAGCTTGTTCGCAAGGTAGTTGTTGTACTGATCCTGCACCGTTTGCGCAAGGGTCGCGTTGTAGTCAGAGTTAAGGTTCGCAATGTCTGCGGCCTCTGCCATGTACTGTCTGTTCTTCATGTCGGACAGGAAGGTGGATGCGGACATTCCACGACTTGCGGCATCAACATCGAGAGCGGCATTCTGCTGCTTCGTCTGCACCTGTCTGTCAGAGATCGATTTGTCGTAATAGTTTCGGAGGTACTTCTCGACCTGTCCCGCAATACCCTCTACTGTCTGCTCTTCATACTGCACAGGGTTATAGCTGATCTGCTGATTCGGCAGCGTCTTCAAGAACGATTGATAGTAGCTGTCGAGCTTGGTGTCGCCGAGGGAGGTGTATTCGGGGGTCTGCGTAGTCTCTGCCATGTGAATCACTCCTTTGCAAAAATAAACAGCGCACCTTCCGATGCGCTGATGCGTGTGCGTTTGATGCTTAACTGTTGCGGTAGGCTTCGTGAAGCATCTTGATCTTCATCGCCTTGAGGGTCAGCTTGTCGTACTCGCGCATCCACCGATGCTCGATGTACTGCCAATCCTCGTCGTGGCTTTCTTTGGCTTTGGCAACAACCTCTGTTGCCATGTCTCGGAAAAGCTCGTAGTGGTTGAACTCCTGCGCTGCAGCTTGGAAGAGAGAGTCTGCCCATCTGCGGTGCGACGCTTTGTGGTCAATCGCCTTGAGCGTGTACACCTTGGAGTCGTGAAGCTCTTCCCAACACTGTTCGATGAAATATTCCAGACAATCGATCATGGCGAACCTCCTATACGCTAAGAACGGTTTGGTAGAGTCGGTCTATGTCCGATTGACCAAACTTCATCTGCCCGATGACGGGGAGAGAAACGATCAGCGGAGCGACGTTTGACGCGGACTTCGCAGCCGCATACGCCGTCTCGATGTCGATCATTCCTGCCTCTGGCACAAGACCGAGGCTCTGGATCATGGGGTTCTTTTCGATGTTTGCGAACATCAATGCCGTTCCAAAAGCTGCAAGGAACTTCTTTTCGTCGGGGAGCTTCGGGAATATCTCGCGGGTGAAGAACAGGTCTGCTCCGCGCTTGAACTGGTCAATCGTTACCATAAACACACCTCACTCGTCGGAAGGGGAGGTTGCCCTCCCCGTGTCGTCACGCGCCTGCTGCTGCGTCTGCTGCGGGAGCCGTCCACGAATTGTATCGCGGCATGACTTCGGGGCAGATGCTTGCGGCGGGGATGACGGTCTTCGTGAGACCCATGAGTGTTGCAATCTGACCCTGCATGCAGGAGATTGCGGATGTGTTCGCGACGTTGTAGCTCTGCTGCTCGCAAAGCTGATGCTCGACGTGATCGAAGCGACGCTCCATGTAATCGCGGAGCTTGCCGACCTCGCCGAGAGTGTAGGTGTTTGCGTCACGGAGTTTGACCTCGGTTTCGAGCTCTGCAATCCGTGCGCTCTGTTCCGCTTCGTAGCGGTTCACACAATGGTCGTCCGAGGACATGCAGGGCTGTCCGTTCATGCCGAGCAGATTGCCAAGCAGACCGAGGCCAACACCTGCGGTTCCGATGATGCCCGTAGTGAGGGCTGCGTTTCCTTTGCCAATCGGGGTGAATTCCATAGTGGTGTACTCCTTGTATAAAGTACGATGCGCATCGTCTATCTGTACGATACGATGTACCGAGAAGAAGTTACACCCAAGGAACTCCCCAGAATTGCCTCAGTTTATAAGCTTCAAAATCCAGTTGCTCGAACTCCAACAAGCCTGCAGTTTCTTGATCCCGTCGCTGTACCAACGCTGAATCGTCTTCCAATCACGGTCAAGAGTCTCGCCTGCTTCTGCTTGCGTCATCCCTTGCATGCCGCAAAGAGTGATCGCTTGCAGCTCGCGCTTCGTGAGGTTTGCGCGAGCGACTGCAAAGTTTACGAGATCGCGCTCTGGATAGTTCAGAAATTTTTCTACATCTTGCTTGCGCATACGATCACCATAAGAGAAATGGCAAGGGCAATCGCCAGAAAAACGATTGCCCAACGCTGCACTTTAATGGTTCTCTGCTGCTGCGTGATGGTTGCAAGTGCCTCTCGCGCAACAGCTTTTGCGACATTTAAGGTCGTCATGTTACTGCTCCTTTGCGGGGACTTCGGGCAGACCCGCCACGCTCGTAAGAATGGACAGGATCGCTGCGAGAGCGGATGCGGACGCAACCATGATCCAATCAACCTCTGCCATGACGGCGGTCGTTCCGATGGTAGCCACGGCGGTCTGTGCAAGGGTCTTCAGCGCACGGATAGCAGCCGCCTTGAGCCAACACTTGAAATTACACTTCATGTGTACACCTCCTTTCTCACGAAAGTCCGATGGTAGAAAAGATATATCCGAGAACAGCACCGACGATAACGGAGATGGATGTGGTAACAACCTTTTCCCACATAGACGCGGGTCGGGCTGCGATGGTCTTGACATCGACCTTGAGCTCTTTGACGTCTTTCTCCATTCGCTCCACTCTTACGGAGTGAGCTGCG